CCCTATCACCCACGCAACTGGTGGTATGCGGTCATCAGGCCGTTTGTAATCGCGCATATGTCGAGTAGCGCGACCCGTCCAGTTAGGTTCACTCATGTCCGTGCCGTGAGGCCAGTTATGCTTATTCATTACCGTCCTCCTCGTTAGCTGTCACGGTTTCAATGTGGTTAATGTCAATCCACCAAGTGAACATTGGGCAAACACACGAAAGCACTTCCTCACGGTCAATCTTGATAAACGGCTCGCCAGTTGAGTCGGTTTTAACGCCATCGGCAAACCTGTCAATTAACTCTGCAATTACTTTGTCGGTCAGCTCGTAGCTGAGATCTCGCAGCAGCTGGCGCTTGCCTTCGTCGGTCATTTGGATATATGAGTATTTCATCGTTTACCCCTTAAACCCGTTGGCTTTCAAGAATTTCTGCTCGTCTGGGCTTGCCATGCAGATAGCCATCATGTGTTTTTGCAAGTATGCCGATAATTTTGCACGGTTCTTGTCGGATGGGTCTGCTTTAAATGCTTGAATTAACTTGCTCATTTTATGTACCTTTTATCGTGGTTAATCGCGTGTTGCGATGACTAATATTAAGCTATCTAAATACTAATTTCATAGGTGTTTACCCTAGTTTTTACAATTATTTTTAATTTATTTGGATTTTTACAACAAAACGCCCCAATTACGGGGCGGTCAGCGGAACAAGGAGGGAACAACGCCGACAATTAATTATATGTTGTTCTTACGCTTATAGAACGCTAGTAGATACTGAAAACAATCCCAAGCCTGTTGTAGATCATCCTCAGAGTGTTCAATCAGTTTTACGTCACCAGCTGCCGTGAAGTAAACGTTAGCGCATCGTGCTGTAGGTTTTCCAAGTCCATGACGGTAAGCGCTTAACTGCATGATCTGCTCATGGTATGGCTCAACTTTGTCAAGGTTGTCCTTTGACTTAAAGTCAATAACAATGTTTTCAGCAATTAAATCGACTTTGCCGCCAAACCCTTGGTATGCAAATGATCGTTCTGCCTCCCATTGTTGGTCAAGCCCGAAGTGAATTCTGATTGACGCATCAACCTGGTCAACATACCGTGGGTAATCGTCCTTTTCACCGCTGTAATACCGTTCCAACACGCCGTGCATCTGTGTGCCTCTGTCCATAGCGTCACGGCCCGTAGACTTAGAATCAGACATTACCCGTTCTAGCCAGTTTTCCTCGGTTTCGCCAGCAATTCGTGGCAACGTCAGCGCAGCTAGTAAAACTTGTTGTTGCAGCCAGTTGGTAAGACCAGGCTTTGCAATGATGTTTAGCACCGTTGTGACTGATGGCACAAAGCCACGCTCTCTTGCGTCTTTGACGTTCGTATTGCGTTCTTTACCGTTTTTGCCAATGATTCGGTAGGCTGGCGTTCCGTCAGCTGCGTACCAATGCGTACTTTCAGTTGCGTAAGTTTTAATAATCATTTTTATACCCCTAAATGCGAGTTAACAACCGATTTCACATATTGCAGGGCCGCATCCATTTCTGATTCGGTCAAACCAAGACGCTCAACTTTAGCGTATTCAATATTAAAAACTTTTAACGCTCGTCCATAAACTTCATTGTGTTGATTCACAATAAATTTTTGTGTTTGCAATTGACGAATAAAAGAATGAGCAATAATTGGCAACTGGTCAAAACGTTGATGAACTAAATTTGTGTACAAATCAAAAATGTATTTTTCATCATGCCCATCAAGCACCATTACAACGGCGGTTGCACGAATTGCGGCAGCACTAAAATTACGTTTTTTGGATGGACAATAAGCCACTAAACGATCGTGTATTTTTCCAACACCTGATTCATAAATTGATTGAGCTTGCGCTGCCGTACAATTATTTCTACCATAAACAACACCAGATAAAATTCTGCAAACTTCAGCAGTTTGGCGGTGCATTTTGGTTTGATCTGCAATTGACCGTTTCATGCCAGCATCAAGAACTGAAAATGCCTCTGTAGGCAAATTTCGACAAACCAACAATTCAATAGATTTTTTGCTCAAAACTATTGCTTCTAAACGATGTTGTCCGTCAATCAATCGTCCCGTTACATCAAACGCAATCCCTTGGTGAGTTGTTATCCATTCCTCACGTTGCATTGCTGCTGCCAAACCGTTAACCCACCATTTCCTGTTTTTACGGTTGTCGGTGTTTTTTTCTAAATACTTTTCAGCCAATGTTGAATCAATAATTTCATAATTGGCAGTTGGTTTTGTTGCTGTATGTGTGTTCATTTTTGCACCTGTTTAGCTAATGTTTTAAGCATCTCGATTGCATCCTCTACGTCTTGCATGGCCCGAGCGTCAAGAACCATGCCTGGATACCATTGTTGAAGCCGCCAAGAAATAAGAATTGCTTCTTCTGATTGCGTCATCAAAATGGGACGTCATCGATCATGTCCTCCAACGGGACAATGTTGCCTTCTTTAATCTGACGGTACGCATCAGACCTTGGTTTGGCAGCTGGCTCATTATCCTCGGCAGGCTTGCCACCAAGCATCTGCATTTGGTCAGCAACCACCTCGGTTGTGTATTGGTCAACTCCGTCTTTGTTCTGCCACTTGCGAGTAGTCATACGACCCGCTATAAAGACCTGTGAGCCTTTCTTTAAATAGTCGGCACATATTCCTGCCAACTTGCCAAACGCCGTGATCCTGACCCATTCTGTCGTTTCCTTGGTTGCGGTCTTGTAACCCACCGCAATTGAGAAATTACAGATTGCATTCGAGTCAGCGGTGTAACGTGTTTCAGGGTCTTTGCCTAGACGCCCAATAAACTCGCAACGGTTAAGGTCAGTTGCCATTATTGTTGTTCCTTGTGTTTGTTAATCCATTTGTGTACTTCAGATGCGTCCCAAACGGTTGTATTTAGTCCTAATTTAAAAGGTGCGGGAAATGTTCCGTCTTTAACAAAACGCCATATCGTGGCGGGTGAAACGGGTAATAAACCTAATTGTGTTTTAGTAGTTGCCAATTCTTTCATGCGATAAACAAGTTGTTGTTGATTTTTCATGTTTGTTCCCAATTTGCTTTGATTCCGTCATACATTGCTTTTAAGACGGGTTGTTGTTCTTTCAAACATTGTGTCCAAGCCAGTCTAAATATGTCCTTTAGGCTTTCGTAACTGACCGCTGCCGCCATTTGGTCAACAGTTGCATCCATATCTATGCCTTTAGGTTTTTCAACCTTTGGAGGCGCTGATTTAACTGCTGAATTACCGTCATCATCTTCAGACGCAATGCCCAACGCACTTTGCAAACTGTAGCGTTTTGCATACGAAATTGCTGAACCGTAACCCTGTGCATCTTGTTTGCTTGCAGGAATAAACAACGTGCCGCACGACAACTGTTCGCCAGACTCATGGATTAAAACTGTTTCAACTGCTACGCCACCGTCTGCCGTATGCAACATCTGCACAAAGGCTAAACCGTTAGCAGACAGAGCAGGCCGCACAGCGTCGATAACCGATGCCAGGCTGCTGTATGCAGATTTAAAGTGTGGGTTTTTACTATCTTTGGCTGCGTGTGACATTGCTGCCTGAGCCGTGACAAGTGCTTTTGCTAGTTCTTTCATTTATGTACCTTTTATCGTTAATGGCGGGTATGCCATGACTAATATTAAGCCAACTAAACAGATTCGTCAAATAGATTTGTTAAATAAAAAACAGTCATGTTAAGATTGCTACATGAATACAACAGAAATCATTGATTGTCTAGGCGGTACATTTGCAGTCGCAAAACTGTGCCGAGTCACGCCAGCTGCTTGTTCGCAATGGCGCAACAATGGTATGCCAGTAGCCAGGTTGGTCTTGTTAGCCGCCGAGCTTGAAAAGAAATCAGCTGGCAAGTGGTCAAGAAAAGAAATCCCCAACTGGCAACAAATTTGGCCTGAGAAGATTGTTGGTATGTGAAAGCAGATTCTATTGCTCAAGGGTAGTACCCTTTAACCATACTAGTTAGTCGTTATAAATAGCTTGCATAGTGCAGCGAGTAACATACCAACAACTTGAC